GTAAATGAAAAATTTAAAGCATGGCTAGAAGCGGACAATGGTGTTATCCCTCTTGGAAAGGGCCAGAAGTTTACTGAGCTCACATCGAAAACTTATTCGAGTGAGGGTACCAGAGATATTAGAGCTATGATTAATGACATATTTGACTTCACGGCTAAGGGGTTTAACATTCCTCCGGCATTACTTCGAGGAGATATTCAAGGGACATCGGATGCGGTAGATCAGTTGTTGACTTTCGGTATTGATCCTTTGACCGATATGTTCTCCGAAGAAATTATCCGGAAGCGTGTTGGGAGAACGGAATATCTAAAGGGAACTTATCTGCAGATTGATACAAAAGCGATTAAGCATATTGATTTGCTCAGCGTGGCAAATGCCATCGATAAGATTATTGGTTCAGGTGCTTACTGCATTAATGATATTCGCAAAGCTTGCGGCGATTCAGTTATCGACGAGGCGTGGGCCTGGCAACATTTCATGACCAAGAATTATTCGACGGTTGCTGATCTATTGGCAGCATTGGAGGGAGGCGGTAAAACTGAAAAGAGCTAAGATTGAGTTTAAGTGTAAGAACTGCGGGAAAGACCAGGCAAAAAACAATGAACAGAGTACCGAAAATTGGAGCGGTTACGACTGCAACAAAATGTGCGAATGCGGCGGTAATTTTGTCATGCACATAGATGGTCGACCGGCGGGAGGAGGTGAAGAATCTTGAAGAAATACTATTCGCTCGTGACAGAAAACAATGAAGCGAACATCTATATTTATGGGGACATAACATCTTGGGAATGGCTCGAGAGTGACGTATCCAGTTATACATTGGCCAGGGAAATCGAAGGGCTTGAGGTCAATGTTATCAACGTTTATATCAACTCTTATGGTGGTGAGGTTGCTGAAGGATTGGCTATTTTCACAGCATTAAAACGCCACAAAGCCAAAGTAAGGACTCATGGTGATGGCTTTATATGCTCGGCTGCTGTGTTACCCTTCGCGGCTGGTGATGAAAGGATTATGTCCATTGCTTCGCTGTTATTAGTGCATAACGTGTGGTTATCTTATGTTTCTGGAAATGCAAATGATTTACGCAAGCAAGCAGACGACCTTGAAACAATTACGCAAGCCAGCATAAACGCCTTTATGTCCATTGTTAATATTTCTGAGGATGAATTAAAGGAAATGATCGACAATGAGACATGGATATTGCCACAGCAGGCGCTTGAAATGGGCTTTGCAACATCCATTGTTAATGATAATTCAAGCAATAAGGCCAGCCAGAGCGTTCGCAAAGCTTTGTTTGCTAAGATTATTGGAAAAGAACAAGGCCAAAAAAGCATTCCGACCAAGCCTAAGCCGGAAGAAAAAAATGACCCAGACCTTCTACAGTCAGCTTCTCCTAATCCAGAGCCACCGGCGCTAGCGCCAGAACCTCCGGTACCTGATCCAGAACCCGAACCCGAACCACAAGAAAATAAAACTATGAAGTTTATGGCGGCATTGTTCCGCTAATTTTTATGCGAAAAAGGAGCGAAGAAAATTGAAAAACTTAGATATTTTAAATCAAAAGAAAATGGAAATCCTCCAGAAAATTAACCAAGCCGTAAAAGATGGCAATGAAGAAGCGTTTGCACTAGCCTTCAATGAGTTTTCGGAACTACTGCAAGAGGCAGTTTTAGCCGAGGCAAAAGGTCTCGTCCATGCAGCAGACAGTCATGTGCTTGCAGGTCGTGGTGTGAGAGCGCTGACTAGCACTGAAACCGAATACTACCAAAAGTTGATTGAAGCAATGAAGAGTTCGAATCCAAAACAGGCATTGACAGAGATTGATGTAGTCTTGCCTGAAACTGTCATTGAAACAGTGTTTGAGGATATTGCAGAGGCGCATCCGTTACTCGATGCAATCACCTTTCAGCCAACAGGGATCCTTACTGAAATTCTGGTTAGCGCCTTGGATGGTAGGCAAATGGGGACCTGGGGCAAACTCACCGACGAGATTATCAAAGAGCTTTCTGCAGGATTCATAAGCATCCCCTTGGACAAGAAAAAATTATCGGCCTTCCTCCCTATAGCAAAGGCTATGTTGGACCTTGGCCCTGTATGGATCGACCGATATGTACGGGCACATTTATCTGAGGCTATTTTTAACGGACTAGAATATGGGATCATCGATGGTCCCGGCATTGATTCTCCAGTTGGCATGAGAAGAAATCCAAACTCTGCCCTAGATCCTACTGATGGATATGGCCTTCAGCCCTTGGTTGTAATCAATGAGATTACTCCGGAATCATACGGGGAACTAATTGCAGACCTTACAGTTGCCCCAACCGGACTTCAGAGGATTGTCCGTGAAGTACTACTGATTGTCAGCCCATCCGATTATTTCAGCAAAATCTTCCCGGCTACAACTTTCCGGCAGACGAACGGGAGCTACAGCAACGATATCTTCCCGTTCCCAACTCGACTGATTCAATCGGCCTATGTTCCGCAAGGTGAAGCAGTCATTGGCCTTGGAAACCGGTACTTCATGGGTCTTGGTACCGGCAAGGGTGGAAAAGTTGAATACTCCGATGAGTATCGTTTCCTTGAAGATGAGCGTATGTACCTGACTAAACTCTATGGCGAAGGTCGTCCGTTGGATAATACATCCTTTAAGCGGCTCGACATTTCCAACCTCAAGCCGACGCCTTGGAAAGTTCAAGTTGCTAACCTTGAGAGCGCACCAATTCCTATTTATCAAGTATCTGATGCTAGACTGGCAAGCTTAGCCATTGGGTCCTTAACCTTGTCTCCAGCATTTAACAAGTCCGTCTTTGTTTACACTGCAGCAACTACTAACGCAACCAATACCATCACTGCGCTAGCAAAAGATGGTGAAGCAACAGTCGAGATCTTAAACGGTGAAACTCCGGTAGCCAATGGAGCTGCTGCAACATGGGCAACCGGAGAAAATACCTTAACGATCAACGTAACGAGTGGAGAAGAAACTGAAACTTATACAGTGATCGTTACGAAGTCCTAAGGAGTTGAAAAATAATGGTGCTGCCTACAGGGCTGCTTGAGGCAGTTCGCAATTATCTCGATATCACTTGGGATGATGTTGCCGGTGACGAAAAGCTCACCGGCATTATTGCCCGTGGGATGAAATATCTGAACCAGATTGCTGGCGGAGAGCTTGATTACTCTGAGGAAGACAAGCCGCGCGAACTCCTGTTGGATTATTGTCTGTATGCCCGTTCTCATTCACTTGGTGAGTTTCAAGGAAATTACCTGCATGAGCTCTTATCCTTGCAGATAGCCCAGGAGGTAAAACGTTATGATCAAGAGCAAAACACAGACATTCAATGACGGGATCCTCAATATCTACAGTGTGGGTAACATTGCCCAGGCAGGCAATAAGCCGAAAGAAGGACTGACCTTAAAGCTTGGAAATTTGCATTATGAAGAGCGAACAGTGGGAATGGGAAGATTCTGGACAGCAAAACAGGCCAAAGTAAAAATTGATCGTTTGCTTCGTGTTCCTCGGTTTCAAAACGTATCGTCACAAGACATTGCCATCCCTAACGACGGTCGGCAGTATGAAATAAAACAGGTCCAATACCCGCCGGACGTATATCCGCCGGCAATGGATCTATCCCTGGAGAGGGTGGAAGCAGACTATGACATTGCAAGAATTCCGTAACCTTTTGCTTACTGCTGATCCTACAGCATCTCATTATGAATCTGTAAAAAATACAAATTATACAGTATGGAAGGAGTTCGAAAGAAGGAAGACTCCCGAAGAAGAGTGGAGGATCCAAGTGGATCGCTTTACGAAGATCGAATATGATCCCATTGTTGAATTGATCGATACTGCCTTAAGCACCGACGATATTTCCTTTGACTATAAAGTTGACTATGAGGAAAATACGGGTTACATCCATCATATCTGGGATTGTACTGTGGCTTAATACAGGGGGTGGCCTAATGGCACGGTTTAATACTTCGGGCCTTGAAGGACTTATCAGGGAGGTTACCAAGCTTGGCGAAGCCGGTGAACAAGTTGGAGAAGAAATGCTGATGGCTGCAGCTGAAGAAGTGAAGCAGCAGTGGAGAATCAGCGCAGGAATGCACGGCTTGAAGTGGACCGGCGACATGATTGAGTCAATCGGGTACCCAAATAAGCCTAAGAGCGTTGGCGGCGTGAAAACAATTGATATCTATCCCCAGGGAACTGACCGACGTGGTACCAGGAACGCAGAAAAGGCCTTCATCTTGCATTACGGATCTTCCAGCATTCGTCCAACACATTGGGTTGATGATGCCGACGAAGCAGCCGGCCCGTTAGTAATTGATGTTATGGAACAAGTTTTTGATCGATTTTTAAGAAGTCTACAAGGAGCGTGATATAAATGGCATATATCGGATTAAAGCATCCTGTCTTTGCACCTATTACAAATGAGCCGGCAAACGGCTTCCCTGTTTATGGAGCGGGGCTTATTGTAGGTCATGCGATAGCTGCAAATGTTTCGATAGAGCTTTCAGACAGCAAATTACCGGCAGATGACATGGTTGTAGAGATCGACAACTCTTTTACCTCAGGTACCATTACAACTGGTATCGATGATCTATCAGACGATGCGCTGAAAATATGGCTTGGGCAGAAAGCGGCAACCTTAAACGGAGTTGCGACAATCCGATCTGCAGCAGGCTATGAGGCACCAAATGGCGGATTCGGATACTACCGAGTTAGGAAGAAAAACGGCGTTAGATCCTACAGGGCCCTTTGGTATTACAAAACAAAATGGGGAATGCCCTCCGAGGATGCTTCCACTAAACCAGACGGAGCTATTGAATGGCAAACCCCTGAGGTCGAGGGAACCATTATGACTGCCCAAGATGCGGACAATTCATGGCGCGACATGGCAACATTCACGACTGAATCCGATGCTGTAGCTTGGCTTAATGAACTTGCTAACATCGGCGAACCGGCAAATAAATCGAACCTTAGTGCGGCTATTGCAAGTGCTCAAGCCCTTGACCCAGAAACATACACCTCTATATCCTGGGTTGATGTAGCTAATTCCCTTGCTGAAGCTGTAGAGGTTGCGGCAATGGCTAGTCCATCACAGGCAAGAGTGGATGCTGCCGAGAGCCTCCTTGAGGCTGCAGTAGCCGCCTTAGTAACACGTGTTTAAGGAGTTTAGCGTATGTACGAGAGTGATAATGAAATTAAGATAGGCAAAAGAACTTACACAGCCGTTTTTAATGTTGTAGCGTTAAAAGAGATCACGCAACGCTACGGTGGTATTGAAAGAATGGGTAAAGAACTTGAGAAAGATCATGTGAAGGCGATTGATGAATACTCTTGGATCATTGCCTTACTTATTGGCCAGGGAATTGCGTTAAAAAACTTCGAAGAAAGCACAGACGAAAAAGCACCAACTCCGGACCAGATCCAATTACTTATGAAACCTCATGAATTTACCGCGCACCGCAAAACCATTTTTAGCGTGATAAGCGATGGGATGAATCCTGGAACGAATCCGGATCAAACTGATGAAGAAGTCGACGAGGTCTTAGAAGAGGTACTGGCATCAAAAAACAAGATGGGCGCAGGGGAATAGATCCTTTGCGCCTAGTATTTTTAGGAATGCGCTGCGGTATGAGTGAGAAACAGGCTTGGCTCACTACACCGGGGCGCATTATAGCTTTTTGGAAATGGACTCGGGAATATGACGAGTATCTACAAGGCATTGTCCGGAAGAAAACGCGAGGTGAGGGATAAATGGCAGTACGCGAGATAAGAACAACACTGGCCCTTGATGGAGAACAGAAATTCAAGCAGGAAATGCAGGCGGCTGCTCGCGAACTCCGTTTACTCGGGTCAGAGATGAGACTGAACACCGCGTCATTTGGTGACAATGCCGATTCTATGGAAGCCCTTACTTCCCGTAGTGCAATTTACGAGCGACAGATTGCCCAGCAAAGAGAAAATGTTGCTGCTCTTACCAGGGCTGTTGAACAAAGTGCCCAGATGTATGGTGAAGCTGACAGACGTACTGTTGGGTATAGAATCCAGTTAAATAATACTTTGACTGCTCTTAGAAACACCGAGAGACAGCTTGAGCAAAACAATGAAGCGATCGAGAATTATGCAAGTTCTCAAATTCAAGCGGCAAGAGATAGCGAAGAAATGCAGCGAGCCCAGGAGGAACTTGGGAAGACTCTTGATATCGTCAAGGGCGCTGCTCTCGCTGTTGCGGGTGCCATAACTGCCACGTTCGGGGCAGCCGCGTTTTCTAGTGATGAATCTCGACGAGCGCTTAATGGTTTACAGGCTTCTACTGGCGAAACCGATGAAGCCATGATTGGCATGAAAGATACGATGTTATCCATCTATAATAATAATTTCGGTGAAAACTTTGAGGACATCGGTAAGGTCCTTGGAACGGTCAGAAACCAAACCAAATTAGCAGGTAAAGAACTAGAAAATATGGCTACTAACGCGTTAATGCTGCGCGACACGTTTGAAATGGACGTAAATGCGTCAGTAAACAGCGCCACGGTGTTAATGAAAAACTTTGCTATAACTGGCGACCAAGCTTACAACCTCATCGCCCAAGGTGCCCAAAAGGGTCTAAATAAGAATGGCGATCTAGTCGATATCATCGCCGAATATGCCCCACACTTTGCTTCTCTCGGAATCGGAGCAGAGGAAATGTTTAATATGTTGGCCAACGGCGCGGCAGAGGGAGTCTTTAGTATCGATCAACTCGGTGATGCAATACACGAGCTCGGAATCCGCGTTAAGGACCAGAGTAAAACGTCATCAGAAGCCTTCGAAGCATTAGGTTTAAACGCTGAAATAACTACTGCTGAATTCGGTAAGGGTGGAGAAGCAGCGAAGAAATCGTTCACCGAAGTCACTAAAAGACTCAATGCAATTCAGGATCCCATTTTAAAATATAACACAGGTGTAGCATTATTCGGTACGATGTGGGAAGAAGTCCAATCAAAAGGTATGGCGGCCTTAACCAATACCCAGGGAGCAATTTCTAACACGGTTGATGCTTTAGGAAAAATAAACGCTGTAAAATATGACGATATCGGCGCTGCGCTCGAGGGATTAAAACGACAACTCATTACAGATTTGGCCGAACCTATCGGAGATGAAATACTGCCAAAGATAAATGATATGATTCAAAAGGTCAAAAAGTTTGATATGGCCCCAATTATCCACTCACTTAAATGGATAATGGATAATGCCAGCACTATTGCGGCTCTAGCCGTAGGGATTGGGGCAGGGATGGCAACATGGGGCGTAGTGTCTACGATAACGGCAGTTGTGGAGGCTGTAAAAGTATGGCGCACAGCTATGCTGGCAGCTTCTGCAGCACAAACTGGTTTAAATTTCGCCTTATTGGCAAACCCGATTGGGATTATTGTAACTGCTGTTGCAGCCTTGGTAGCAGGCCTAGTTGTTCTTTGGAATACCAATGAAGGCTTCAGGACAGCAGTTACTGGGACATGGGAGGCAATAAAGGATACAGTAGGGCCAGTTGGAGAGTGGTTGACTAACTTCTTCACCGTCTCTATTCCGGGGTCCATCACAACTGCCACTGAATGGATAGCCCAACTCCCTGCAAGTATCGCTACTTTCTTTGGACAAATACCAGGCATGGTTTCTAGTCTCCTTGGGGAAGCGTCCAATGAGGTATCTGAATTTGGAAGCAATATCATTAGTTGGGCCGCAACAGAGATTCCTAAGTTCATTAAAGGCATTATGACGTTTATAAATAAATTACCTGGAGAAATAGGCTATACCCTTGGAATGGTAGTTGGGACAATTGTTAAGTTCGGAGTAGATGCAATCAAATGGGTAATTAGCGAAGTTCCCAAAATAATCAATGGGATAATAGGCTTCTTTTCTGAGCTCCCTGGCAGAACCAAGGAGCAACTTACGGGCACACTAAATACGACCTCTCAATGGGGAGTCGATATGTTGAGCTGGGTAGTAACAAATATCCCTATTATCATAGACAATATTATGACATTCTTTTCTCAGCTACCTGGTAGAGTTCAATCGCAATTATCAAGTACTCTTAATAATTTGGTGTCTTGGGCGAGAAATATGCTTTCAAGCACAAAAGCAGAAATTCCGAAAATCACGAGCAGTATTGTATCGTATTTCGCAGAGCTTCCTGGGGAGATGCTTGATATCGGTGGCAACATCGTCAAAGGGTTGTGGGATGGTATTAAAAATAGTGCCAGTTGGTTATTAAACAGGATTAACGATTTTGCAGAAAACATCATTCAGGGATTCAAGGATGCATTCGACGTAAAATCCCCTTCCCGTGTCATGCGTGATCAGGTAGGAATAATGATCGGTAAAGGGATGGCAGTGGGGATCGATGACAGCATAAGCGATGTTAAGGCTGCCATGGCCAGGCTGAATCGTAATATTATTGCAGATGCCGAAATCACCTCGAGTACCAATGTAACTAGGAGAGGCCTGGTCAATAAAGATCGAGCAACAACGACAGCTCCAGGAAAGAGCGGTCCTTTATTCGTCGTTGAAAACCTCTACAACAATAGGCCTCAGGATATGCAGGCAATCGCCGAGGAATTTGAATTCTACCGTAAACAAGCTGGTGTAGCAAGGGGTGAAACTTAATGCTACCTTATTTTATTTTCAAGAACATTAACAGTAAGGATATGGGGGTAATGGTAAACGTACTCCCGCCGATAACTAAGGCATCCCGGGATATGAGTAAGATAACAATACCGGGAAGAGATGGACACCTAACTCAAGACTTCGAAACTTACAGCTCTACTGTCAAGTCAGTTGAATGTACCATCTTAGATATCTCAATGGTTGACCAGGTCATCGCTTGGCTTGACGGATCAGGAGAGGTTATCTTTAGTAACCAGGATGACCGGAAATATCAAGCTAGTATCATGAATCAAGTTCCTTTCAATAAGATCATCCGCAAGTGGTATAAATTCATTATAATCTTTGAATGTCAGCCGTTTGCTTTGTCGATAAACAATCAGGTTATTACACTTACAGCCCCAGGCAGTATCTTTGGTGCCGGTACCCACAAGAGTAAGCCGGTTATTACGGTTTACGGAACCGGGGCCATTGAGCTTAATATCAATAACAAAACGATCCATCTGACGAATGTCAGCGATCATGTGACGATTGACAGTAATCTGATGGATGCGTATAAAGGTTTTGAGCTCAAAAACACCGATATGTTGGGTGAGTTCCCGGAATTGATTCCCGGGGAAAATTCTATAGGTTGGACAGGGGATGTCAGTAAGATAGAAATCACCCCTAATTGGCGGTGGCGCTGATGATTAGCATATACGACTCAGCAGAAACAAACTTTAACCATAACGGCATAGTTGTCTTATCGGACACACTCTCATGCCCGGTCACCGAAGAACTCAACGGGGCCTATGGGCTAACTCTCGAATATCCGATTGACACCCGTGGCAAATGGCAGCATCTCCTCGAGGGAAATATCATTAAAGCTGACGGACAGCTCTTTCGAATTTATCGCAAAGTTAAAGTTTTAAACGCTATTAAAGTTAATGCTCGTCACATCTTCTTTGATCTTTTGGACAACTTTCTTGAGGACGTGCGGCCAACAAACCTAAGCGGATCCGCAGCGCTGGACTGGATCCTTGCTCATACTCAATACCCCCACCCATTTGTTAGTATGTCAGATGTGGGTGGCTACGACACAAGATACTTCATCAGAAAAAACCTCGTCGAGGCAATTCTTGGTGACGAAGGAATCATTGCGACCTGGGGAGGGGAACTGGTCAGGGATAATTTCATCATTAAGCTCTTGGAAGCTCGTGGCCTTGATAGAGGCGTCTTAATTGCCTACGGGAAGAACATCCAGGGCATTGAAGAAACGCTTGATACGGACGGGATCTGCACCCGGTTGATGCCGATCGGGCGGGACGGACTCCTGCTGCCGGAAAAATATATTGACAGTCAGTACATTGACAATTATCCGCATCCCAAAATCAAAAAGCAGGAATTCGACATTGGCCCGGAAGAAACCCTTGGTATAACTGAGGAAATGGCAATCGAGCTTCTGAGGGAAGCCGGCACAAACTACATGCTAAACGGGAAAATTGACGTTCCGGACTTTAATTATCGGATTGATTTCCTCGAGCTGAGCAAGACAATAGAATACAAGGATTACGCCCCGCTTGAGAGGGTTTATCTCGGGGATACGGTAACGGTCCGGCATAGTCGACTTAACATTGACCTCAAAGCCAAGGTCATCAAGATAACGAAAAATGTCCTCACGAATCGGCTTGAGAAGGTCGAACTTGGTAGTTTTAAACCTAATATTGCAACGAGCACCAATAAAGAAATTCAAAATGTAAAGAAAGATATCACACAGACCAAGAGCAGTTTTCAGAAAGCGGTAGAAAGTGTAACTGCACTGCTAGCTTCTGCCCTTGGCGGGTACGTAGTCAAGAAACCCGGTGAGATTCTTATAATGGACACTGAAGATGAAGCGACAGCAGAGAAGGTCTGGCGGTGGAACCTGAACGGCCTAGGGTATTCAGGGACCGGGATCGATGGGCCATACGAAACAGCAATAACCATGGATGGTCATATTGTGGCCGGCTTCATCTCGGGACTCCTCGGTGAATTCGTTGAATTAAGAGCAAGTCAGATTATTCTCGGTGACGATAATACAGGGATATCTGATGACTTAATATCTAGCGCTGGAGATTGGAATGATGCGTCAGTAGTAGCCTATCAAGCAGCCTCTGATGCGGCGAATGCCGTACAGAAAGATTTCGGCTACAACAACGCGTACATTACTGAAAACGGTCTCCAGGTCAAGGATTTAATCGGAGGCGAAGTCGTTACCACGGGTAATCCAGCGCCAGGGATATACGGAACCCGAGTTAAAAAGCCTGACGGTTCAGAGGTTGTTGATTTAGGTAAGTTTGGAGACGATCTTTATGGACTACAAGCCAAGCACGAAGACGGGAGTTATACGAGACTCACTTCTGCAGGGCTACAAAGACTCGTAGCGGGAGAAGCCAAACCGTATCAATACGACACTTATCTTTTAATGGCTTCAACTAAAGGTCTGGGCGTAGGATGGATAGATAGAGATTGGACGTCAGAAGAGGAAGATGCCGCCAAACAGGTTTGGTATAACGGGATGTACGTTAATTTGCCACAGAGGTTTTGGGGTAAGGACTTTCAATGTTTTTTGTCTATATCAGCCATGGATATTCCGCAGGGGGCTTCCAGCGGGTGTTATGTGAAACTAGAGATAGATTCAATTAATAAGGCGCTTGGCAGGATACACGTGGTAGCTTACAACACCGCTTATTATGCTGCTGACGGTTGGGTATTTAATGGAATTGACTTTTTGGTCACTACTATTTTGTAAAGGGGGAGAGAACTTGTTACTGGTATACGAAAAACTTACTGGACGCTTTCAGGCTAAGTTCTCTGGAGATCATCAAACCGTTGAGGGTATCTATCAAAATAACCCGAACGCCCTTGAGAGACTAGCTGGAGTATATGTAAGCGATCAAGAAGTACCAGCCGGAGACATCAGGAGATTCAAATGGGATGGGGTAGGCATCGCAGAACTAACCGAGGCTGAGTTGGAGGAACCCAAAAACCCTCTGATAAAGAAACTTGAGCAACTTGAACAGGAAAACGCACTCTTATATTCGGCTATAGCCGAGTTAAGTATTCTACTAGGAGGAGGTAGCTCATGATAGTCTTTACCAGTGAGAGCGGCCTAGTCAAGGTATGGGTAAAACTGATAAGCGAGGAACTAGACAAATATCCAAAGGAGTCAGTCCCCAACATCTCCAACCTGAGGCAGGTCGTATGGGAGATTCTAGAACCGAATACGGGATAAGAAATAAGCACCGGCTATAGCCAGTGCTTTTAGTTTGGCCTAATAACCGAAGAAATGGAGGCGAATATCGTTGGAAAACAGATACGCTATAACGTTAGATTTTAAGCAAAAGTCTGTATTTCATGTCAATTTTGTTCAGGGGAACATAAACACTAGCGTTCTTGAATTTAGAATCGTTGACGGCGGCCAACCAGTAGACATTTCAAACCAAGAAGTTACTGTAGCTTTTTTTAAACCGGACGGAACCCTAGTTATACAAGATAGCCTTACGGGAGTTTCCGTTCTAGACGGCTCTAATGGTAGACTAGAATGCGTTTTAAGCTCTAACACTCTTGCAGCCGCAGGAATTGTCAAGGGGGAAGTCAACTTCGATTCCGTTGGAACCAAACTTAGTACAGCTCAATTTATCTTTAACGTCACAGTGTCCCTGGATAACGGAGATATCCTAACGAGTATCAATGAGCTGCCAAAGCTTGATGCTAAACTTATTGATATTCAGGCGCAGTACAATGACGATTCGACTCAGTGGAATTCTGATGTAAACAATATAATAGCGGAGGCTGACAACAAGATGATTGAGACAGAATCGACTCGTCAGCTAGCCCTAGCAGCTACAGACGCAACGAATCAAGCTATTACGAATGCTCAGAACGCTACGTCAGCAGCAAATAACGCAACCATAAATATGATTAACTCCACCCCAATTTGGAAGGCTCCTGTGGCTAACCTTGCGGCTCTAACGACCACTTATCCTACAGCGGTCAAGGGTTGGTGTGCTCAAACATTAGACAACGGTAACTGGTATATGTATAGCGGAACCGCCTGGGAATACAAAGGCAACTTCAGCCTCAACGGTGGTGCGACTGTAATGGATCTGACGGACGTTAATCTAGCTCAGGCGAAGTTAGTGAGAAGCGCGAGACATTCGGGGGTAGTGGATTTTAAACCTATAGTAACGGGGTCCACGACCAACCTTAACTCCATAACCATCCCTGAGACTACGTACTCCGTACACGGTCAAGAGATTACAATGCCTGAGACGGTATTAACTCTACCGGATCCTCCGACTGAGGGTACAAGAGAAGATTTAGCTTTCTTAGAGACTTATTTCCCCATCGACGGTAATGGTTACAAAATGGCTGGGCGTTATCGGACGGTAGCGGGGGTTGATTTTAATGCATACCCTCATGACGGTTTTTGTGTTTATCCAGGTATTGGCGGTAATTTAATCGTTCAAGCTCAAGGTGGTAATATTTCGCCGCTAAACCACCCTGAACGTAACACTCAGGTTATGTGGGCGTTTTTCAGTAAGGAATATAGAAAAGGGACTATTGCAACTGGTAAAAAAATAGCCCTCAATGATGTAGGCCTCTACGTAGCAGGTGATGGCTCCTTAACCTCCAAATCAACCCTCCAAACCTACGACGGCTACTCCTACGCACTACCTGTTGCCCGCATTCCAAGACGGAATTCTGGTGGATTTAGTGTTGAGAATCCGAGTGGGGCTAGGGGGTATGTAGCGGGGGCTTTCTTCCCAGCCACAGCTAATGGTGGTATTCTACCTACGATAAGCGATATAGGTAAAGTATTAATGAATGTTGATATTGGAGTCAACCTCTATAACGAGGCTAATGTAGGCGATTATTTATGTAGCGGTACTTTTAGACCATATCAAATAGTTGCCAAAAACGGTACTACAGTTAATGTTTTGGTACTTAGCAACGGATTTGGCAATTCGAGCAGTGTTTATTACCTATATTCAACCCACCCCCAAGGCTTCTACTCCAACGTCATCGCCAAAGATGACATCACAGATCTCCGTCACCGCGTCCAAGCACAATACAACTACCAATACGAACTAGCAAAAGCTGATGGACAGTTTAATCGTGGCGAGTTAAGCCCTAAGAAGATGATGAAGGTCTATCATGGAATTCCGAAGTCAGAGATTGACGAGCATACTGTATTTTACGCTTCACTTGATGGGACGACTGTACCAGAGTTTCCTGTTGGTAGTTCTGCTATGAATCTTGGTACTGGATCATTTAAACCTATGCCTACTGGAAGTGGGTATAAGTTTAATGGAGACAGCGTAACCCAAATTGATGTAAGCGGAATTGATATTAATAAAGGCTCTATCGAGTTTTGGTTAGATGCAAATAGTTTAAAGTATGAAACAAGCCCATACCCTACGTGGATCGAGATATATGATTCCAGCGGTAATGTGGCATTACAAGTAATATACGTTTTAAGTACTGGTGAACTGTTATTTAAAGAGTATTATTCAGATGTTACACCAGTTCAAGCTGTTCTTGTCCTACCAAAAGGTATTCCGCACATTGCCATAAGGGTCTCGTTTGATAATAGTAAGTTGTACATTCGAATAAATGGCCAAGTTACACCATCTCAAATAACTCGTTCTGCGAGCGGTACTAGACTGGTTCCCTCTAAACTACTGCTAGGTAGACTATCTAATCAGCCTAAATCGATTATTTCAGACATCCACATCTCCAACATAGACCGTGGCAACCTCTTCCCCAATCTCCCGCCTGACTTCATAAGCGGCGACGCTATCATAATGCCAGCCTACACCGAGCAACGTAAAGTCCATTCAGAAGCTCAAATGATTCAGACGGTTAATGCGATTACTAAAGGCGCAGGGACGGGTCATACCCGAGGAATTACTGATACTCAAGCTACACCGGGTGTCTGGGCTAGTGGAGATACAATTAAAGTCACAGGTATGGCTGGGGAACTGATTTCAGGGGTAATTGATACGGATACGGCGTTGGCGAGAATTAAAACAACAGCTATCTCTACCAATGTGATATCTCTAGGCACTGACACCGATATGTCTAAGTTTTCAGTAAACGATCTAGTAACCATTTGGGTACAAGATTTCTCTATAGCGGTTACGTCTGGGGCTACAATTACAGCGGTAGATGTGACGAATAAAACCATCACGCTAAACGTCACTAAAAATGTACAGGAAGGGTATCTCGTATTCGAAACCACCGCCTCCTCTTCCGTACCCCTCGTCAAATTCTCAGGTGGAACAGTCGCTGGCGCATGGACGAACTTAGGAACCAACCAAGCCATACTCACCTTTGGAACCAACGCAACCCTAACCAACCAAGATATCCAGATTGACCATTCCCTTATCATGCCAGCAGGTCAACCAGCGTTAACAGTACCTACGACAACCACGTTAGGCGGAGAAGCAGGATTTAGAATACCTTATGCTAAGCAGACTATTACGTCAGACTACAAGGATAAAGTCAGTGGTAGCTCATGGGCGTGTCCTAATGTGGCTAAGACGGGGTCGAAGATCGTAGCGAATAATCCTGCTCCTGATACTTTTACGGACGAGTTAGCAACTTCTGAGTACGTCAAAATGGGAGTGCAGGATGGGACTGTAACGACTTTTAGTACGAGCGTTAACGGTGAGCAAGCGTGTATTCTGTTGAGCTTTGACTTAATCAAAATAGCAGAGAGGAAGTTAGGATGTAAGATTCCGGGTAAGACGAAGGCGGGTAAGGTTGCTTGGTTGGAAAATAACTTGGCTAGTATAAAGTGTGGTTCATGGATATACGGATCGTCCGTAAGCGGGTATAAGGCTACCCTTACCCTGTGGAACTCTGCGTCCAACATATTTGATGATTGGGCTAAAAACAATCTTTATCATACTAATTCCTATCCAACAAACCGAACTAGTTCAATAAGTACAAATTTGCAACTTAAAGGATTCATTTCAAACGAGGGTACAATAAATTATATAGCCTACGCCGACCCCTCCGACGGCGTAACCCCATCCGTCATCAACGTAGACTACGCTTCCCTAGACATCAAATTTGCCGATAAAATCGTCAATTCATTCAAACTTGTCAATGGTACGTTAGCTGTGAGGGATGATTTTGCGGGGAAGGTAGCGGGGAGTGTTGTTGAGAATCCTAATGTTGTTAAAAGAACAGGACAAACAACATTATACACTCCAAGTCAATTCATAACTGAGGAAGGCAATACCGAATATAGTCAAATCTCTTCGCTTGATGGGACATTAAGACAGTATATTGCAAATACTTCTGGGTTTATAGCACAGATGCTTTACTCCTACAACCTCATCCGCGAGTTTGAAGACAAATACGGCCCAATCCCAGCCATTGATAAGGTTCAGTGGTTGAAGGATAATCTGGCCAGTATTGTTTGTAATTGGTGGGGATTTGGAGCAAACCCTCCTGCTAATTCCCCGTATGGACAGGGCGCTTATGCTTGTTTAAGAAGATGGAGTGGTTCAAATTGGGAAGTCTCTAATCAGTATGAATTAAACGGAGTTTCCGCACCGACTAAAGCTTATGTAGCCATACCTGCGAGTTATATAAGCACTGATGGTTTCGTATATGCACTAGCGTATACGGGAGCCTCAGACGGAGTAACCCCCAGCGCAATCTACACCGACTACTGCAACATCGAATTAACCCTCAAAGCTCAACCAGCAGGGTATGATCGATTAGTCCCAGAGAACCCAAGACGTGATGCTGGAATGTCTGCCATCCTTGATGTTCGGAAGGAGACTAAGGAGGTACAGAGCGTATTCCCGTATACTAATGAGTATCTGCTAAGTACGTATTCAGAGTATATCGAGGCTCCTACACCTATCAGTGCTAATACGGACGTAACCATCCTAGCAGAGATTCCTGAGTTTCTCATAACCGACCTCAGCTCGGCCGTAGGATACAAGCAAGGAACGCATCATTGGATGAATCTAGCCCATAGAGTTGGTCAGGATAAGCTAGATCTGGCGGGTGAGTTAGGGTTTAGTAGTGTGCCGTTCGCGCCTGATAGTGTGGGCGTTAATGTTGGAGCGAAGATAACAGTCCCACCTAACGGCTACTTGAGTAATTACACCATTGTAGTTGGACTAAAAATGTTAGCTAAACCTTTAGTCCAGATAATGCGGTTTCTAGTAAAAGTCGATGGAGAACTCAAAATTCTGATCCTTAGCAAGTACGTTACAAACGGAGAATTAAGTACGTCTGGATACACAGGGTTCGTAATTCCAATTTCGGGGAAACCACTTACCAAAGAACTTGATGGGCTGGTTAGAGCAGGAACGCTTGGTTCAACTGCATGGAAAACCTCCCCGCTCGTAGCTCAAGGATTCGTCGATAAAGCAACAGGACAACTTATAACAACCTAAAGGAGGTAGAATATGAACGCTGTTTATGATTTATTCACAAATCAAATAAAAGGGGTCAACCGCGACCCCTTCCCCGCTGAGGGAAATATAGACCTTCCGTATCCGATTAAGTTATCAAAGACCGTTGAAGAACGTACGGGAAATATGGTTCAAAAAGTCAACGAGGAAGGGTTACCTCTCTATTCCAAAGGAGTTTGGGATGAGGAACTTGGACAAGAACCACTTATAGACCCAATCGAATCCCAAGAGATTACTGACTGGGATGGGGTAATCTATTTGGAAACCACCGAATCCCGAGAAGTAACCGAATGGGAGGAAATAACTCACACCTATCGAGTAGTCGTCGGTGAAACCTTAGAAGAGTCTACGGACGAAGAAGGTAATCCAATTCTCGTGTCGGTCCATATCTACGAGGAGATTCACCCCGTAGCGACTTATCCTAAAGAATGGATTAATTACGATCCTGTTATGGTGCCTGAGACACTGCTACGTACGTACACTTTCCAAGAAAATCCGTATATATTCACCCGAGAAGAAGTAGAGCAAGCCAAAGAACAAAGTATCATTGATGCGCAAAATGCTCCTCCTACAGAAATTGAGGAGCTTCAAAATGACGTTTCGATGCTTCAAGGAGCAACGGACTTCATTGTTATGAACTTCTAAGAAAGGGGAGAAGGAGGTGGATAAAATGGCTTTATATTTAGCTGATGGAATCGAAGAAGGACGTTTAGATTACGCTGCGGTATTCTCTATTCCAAAGTACCTTCCATTGAAGGACACGGTTGACGCAATCTTGATTGCGGATGGTTTCCAAGACAAGATCGTACCAGTGGCCTAATCACAATAGGGGCAAAGTAAAGGGCCGAAAGGCTTTTTTTCTTTGCCCTTCTACATACGGGTAGCAAGAAAGGGGGAGGACAGTTGGATAATGTACGCTATATTGCCGCGGCGATGGGTGCCGCCTTAGCCTGGTTAGTTGGAGGGCTCGACTATCTTTTTCAAGTGTTAGTTATTTTCATCGTGATTGACTACGCATCTGGAGTAGCAGCCGCGTGGATTAAAGGAATACTCAGTAGCTCGCGAGGTCTCCAAGGTATTGCCAAAAAAACATTTATTATTGCATTGGTCGTTGTTGCTGACAAAATTGATCTTATGCTCGGCGGATCAGACTTTTGGCGAAATGCTGTTCTTTGGGGCCTCATAGTAAATGAGACTTTCAGCATATTTGAAAACGGAGGCCGCATGGGAGTGAGGATTCCAAAAGTATTTTACAAAGCATTAGAAGTACTTCAGGATAAGAGTCCAGCAGGGAAGGAGGAAAATCCAAGTGGGCGATAAAATATATGACCTGATCTTCGACCCCGGACATGGCGGCGCGGATCCGGGAGCTGTTGGCCCTACGACGAAGGAAAAGGATAATGCTTTAGTGTTGGTCAAGAAAACGGCAGTAATCCTAGAAGCCACTGACCGCTTCAGGGTAAAGTTCACCAGGACCACGGACAAAGACTTCTGCGCACCAGCGCCATTCAACGTTGACCTCGACTTAAAGAATCGGGTAAAAGTGGCTAACACCCTGGGTGGAGATGCATTCTATTCCTTTCACAATAACTCGGCTGCAGTTAAGGCATATGGCAACGAGGTTTATGCACTCTCGGCCGGCGGCGAAGGAGAGAAGATTGCAAAAGCCATCCGGGCAAGAATGGCTCTGCTGGGTATGGTAGACCGAGGAGTTAAATATGCAAATTGGTATGTCCTAAAGTGGACAGAGATGCCGGCCGTGCTCATTGAGTACGGTTTTATTAATTCTGAAGAAGCTGTGATCTTGGCCAAACTAGATCAGGCTGCGCTGGCTATAGCTCAGGGGATTGGGGATCATTTTGGTGTGAGTGTCGAAGCGCCAAGAAAGGAGGGAGAAAACGTGTTCGATCATGCCGTGGTTTATTTTACTGATACTGATTTTTCAAGCGCTCGAATAATATCGAGAAAGCTAGGCGGCTGTGCGATGTATTGTCGAGATGGCAACAATGCCAATATCCACAAAGACATTGAGAATTGTAAGCATCCTGTAATTGTTGGCGGGGCTGAACTTAATATCCCAGGAGCTACTAATTGCTGCGGTACTGGTGCTCCGGAGACGGCTATCTTGGCTGCCCGATATGCTCAAACACTGTAGGCGAAATTGGCAAGCGCTTGCCAATTTAAAAAAGGGAGGAAACTAAAGTGGAAGTTTTTATATCTACTCTCCAGAATTACTGGGGGATAATCCTGTTTGCGCTATGCTTCGTGATCTATCTAATTACCCAGGGACGGTCCAAGGCAAAACAGATCATCCTGTCGCTGATGTTAAGAGCTGAGAAGGAAGCTGAGGCGCTGCTGCT